AACAAGGACAAGCATACGTTGACGGATCAGTTGAACCCAACAAAGTTCCGGGAGCCAACGATGCTGACGCGGGCCGCAACCCAGCGTTTCCTTTGGATTTTTACATTGACAATATTACCATTGAAAACTTTCTCACAGGTGGCGGCACCCGAGCACCACATGCATCTAAGGGCATTAAATTTACTGTGATAGAAAACAACGGCATTACCTTGTTGGATAGACTGTACGAAGCAGTACAAGACTTCATGCCAGCAAGTGGTCAAAAAAATGGCATCAACTATGCTTCTGTAGTGTATCTCATGGTCATAAGATTTTATGGTTATGACGAACAGGGCAATTTGGTCACTCGTATTGGCGGCAACAAGTCTGATCCCAATTCAGTGATTGAAAAGTTCATACCATTTAAAATTTCCAAATGCGATTGGACCATTGACAGCAAATTGGTCACATACAGTTTTGAAGGGCTGTCGCCAGGCGAAGGATCTGCTGCTGGAACTCGTCGTGGAACCATACCTTATAATATTGAATTGACTGCTTCTACCATTGGACAGTTGTTGGGACAAGATGTAATATACTCCTCAACTCAAGCAGCCACGGCTGCTCCTGGCACAGCAACCACTAGCGTGTCATCAGCGCAGGCCGAACGTGATGATGCGGCAGCAGTAGATGCGGCCGCTGCTGCCCCGCCAAAAGCTGACGCAGCCCCCACAACAAAAAAGAGCATTACTCAAGGACTTATGGGTGCAATGAATCAATTTCAACAAGACCTAGTCAAGCAAGGTGTGTATGAACAAGCAGATCAGTATGAGATTGTGTTTGCCAATCCCGGCCCAGGCGGCGGTGGCAACGCAATTAAAAACGCTAGATTGATCCCGCCTGGGAAAAAAACAAATGCAAGCCAAACTGCAATGGTGCAACCTGCTACCGCTGATCCAGATTCAGCTGCCATGGAGAGGATTTCCAAAGATATCAAAAGTAGAAATTACTCTATCACTGCTGGTATGCAATTGGTTCAAGCCATTGAAATTGCCATAAGAAACAGCACATTTGTTACAGGCCAAAACACTTTGTTCTTTGACGAAAACGATGCATTGCAAGTCAAAGATGACGTTAATAAAAAAGACGTTGTGTGGTTTAACATTACTTTTCAGTCAGTGCAATTAGAGTATGATAACAAACGCAATGATTTTGCACATAAAATAACGTTTATAATCAACACATACACTCCCATGAACTTTAACAGCAGTTACTATCCTATCAACAAGTTCCGTGGCCTGCACAAACAATACAACTATTGGTTTACTGGTAAAAATACTGCGGTGATTGATTACAAAGAAACCATGAACAATCTCTACAATCTAACCATCAGTGGAGATCAAACCAAAGGCAATCTTGCGTTTCAGCAACGCAAGGCCTTTACCAGCAGCATGAGAGATCAGCCATTTTTAACGTTCCAAACTGCCAGCACAGAAAACAGTGCTGGCGACAATGGCAAACAAAACGAACCACAGGCCAACTTGGCCGAGAGCTTGTATGATCCAGTTGGCCTGGCCAACTGTAATCTTAAAATTGTAGGAGATCCTGCGTGGATACAGCAAGGTAGTTTTGCCGGCGGAGTCAGCGCAAAAGAGTTTGACTTCAATGCATTCTTACCTGACGGTACTATAAATTTTGATGCTAGAGAAGTCATGTTTGAGATAGCATGGCAACGACCACAAGACTATGACATCAATACAGGTCTAGCTGATCCTTATGCTGGATCTAGCAAACGACAACCAGCACAAAGCCGAGTATACACTGCCATGCAGTGTACCAGTGAGTTTAGTAAAGGTAGTTTTTATCAAACTCTTCAAGGCAAGCTGTACTTCTTTATGAAACCCAATGCTTCTAACAAAGCAGCCACAGCACCACCTCCTGCAACTCAAGCTGATGTGAGAAGAATAGACAATGCAACAACGTCGGACAACCCTAGTGCTGCTAATGCTTCAGCTGCTGAAGCCGGCGCCAGCGGAAGACCCACGACACTGGCTGAGCCGGCCTTGAGTACTGGACCAGGTAGCGGCACACCAAATGTAATAAATTCAGCGCCACCGGGCCCAAAAGACACAACAGTTCCTGCACAGCCGCCGCAGCCGCCAACATCAGGCTCAGGAGAAAATTTAGACGTACCAGATCCGTTTGTGCCACCGGGCACGCTGAGTGGTAGAGTCACAGCAGATGGTCTTGACAATTCGCCATCTGCGCCACAAGACCTAGTAAGAGACTTTTAAGGATAACACATGGCAACAGAAGTACAACGCAGTAGAGGACGCCCCACAAACTACAAGTTTGATCGTGGAGGTGTGCCTGCGGAGTTTGGTCCATTCTATGGCATAGTAAAAAACACCACAGACTCAATAAGATCTGGCCGCATACAAGTTTATATTGAAGCATTTTCCAACGGTGGCGAAAATGAATCGTCAAAATGGATCACAGTAAGCTACATGCCACAGTTTTTTGGATCAACTCCTTACAATCCTGCCAAGACAGGATTGGGATCATACATTGACGGCAACTCCAACAGCTATGGCATGTGGTTCACTCCACCGGATGTGGGCATCACAGTTTTATGTGTGTTTGTAAATGGCGACCGCAGCCAAGGCTTTTATATTGGGGTGGCTCCTGACCAAAGCATAGGACACATGGTTCCTGCTGTGGGTGCCAGCACAGCATTTGTTGCTGAGAATGAAAGTCAAGCTGCTTACTTTGATGGCGCTCTTCGATTGCCTGTGGTAGAAATCAACACTAATAATCTTGCGTTAGAAGAGTCTGGCCGATTTTTTGACAAACCCAAACCTGTACACAGTGTGGTTGCAGAAACCATGTTCCGTCAGGGACTGATTAAAGATCCTGAGCGTGGCCCTATTGGCAGTTCAAGTCAGCGTGAGTCACCTTCTGCTGTGTACGGCATCAGCACACCGGGATCTGCTGTGTATCAAGGCGGTATGAAGCCAGGTGAAATACAAGAAAAAATTGCTGCTGGAACACTAAAACCTCAAGACCTCAAAGTGATAGGACGTGTGGGCGGACACAGCATGGTAATGGATGATGGTGATACCAACGGCTCCAATCGACTGTTGCGTTTTAGAACCACTTCTGGCCATCAAATCACAATGAGTGACAGTGGAGACTTTTTTTACATTACACATGCCAATGGCCTAGCTTGGTTTGAACTGGGTGCTCAAGGCACACTGGATGTGTATGCCACAAACTCAATTAACTTGCGCACACGTGGAGACATTAATTTGCATGCTGATAGAGACATCAACATGTATGCTGGCGGCAGTATCAAAGCCAAAGCAGTAGAAGACATTACTTTGCAAGCTGATGCAGATCTTACAGTTATTGCACAACAAAATTTACGACTGTATAGTAAAAGTTACATTAGCATAAACGCTGATGGCAGGTTGGCTTTGCAAAGCGCCTCAGGAAGTTGGAATGGCGGTAGCGAATTAAAATTCACAGCAGGAGGAATTGATCTCAATGGTCCAGCAGCTGACTCACTATCTGCACCCAACAACTTGACCACAACCATCTTAGATGACACCACATTCAGTAGTGCTACTGGTTGGACAGTCAAAACAGATGGCTTAGAAAGCATTGTGACTCGAGCACCCACACACGAACCATATCCTTACCACAACAAAGGTGTGGATATTGAAATTCCATTAGAAGCAGGACAACCGCCACCTAACCCAGGTGCTGTGCCAGTACCTGCTGGATTTGAGGTAGCAAGAAAAGCATGAGCACATTTAATTTTGATTTTAATGGGCAAAAGTTTGAAATCAAAGCCCCAACTGGCACTACATTTGAACAGGCCAAAGCAGTGTTTGATCAACAAACAGCCAGCGGCGGCCTCACAGGATTTAGAGTTGGTGATGTACTAAGTCCGGCCACTCAAGCCGCTGCCGGATTAGCCGCTGCTCAAAGTCAATTAACACAAGGCCTAGCATCATTGACCGGCAAATTACCTACTGGTACAAATCTAAGCAGTCTCACAGCCAGCATAGGAACACTGGGCCAGGGTGCAGGCGCACAAGTGGCCAGTGCATTAAAAGGTGGTGCCGCAGCATTCAATTCGCTGACTACCGGTGCCAGCGCCGCTACTGCTGCTATCAGTTCAACACTGTCAGGAGCTGGTGGTGCGATTGGTTCGGCATTGTCAGGAGCTGGTGGTGGGATTGGTTCGGCATTGTCGGGTGTTAGCGGTGTAACTGGATTTTCGTTACCATCATCATCGGCAATCACAGGTGCATTGACTGATGCAGCCGCACAAGCAGGTAGCTTGGCCAGCACAGCAGTTGGCACAATATCTGGATTGATCAAAGGAACTCCTACTAATGGTATCAACATAGCAGACTTTGCCAAACAAGGTCCAGCGTTGAGTGGTATTGGAAATATGAGTTTGCCTGATGTAACTGGTGCTCTAGCACAGGCCAGCAAGTTGGTAGGACAAGGTGCCAGCACAATCAGTAATGCATTAGGTGCAGGAAAATTTGGACTTGATGCCAGTCAACTTGAGCGTGCTGGCCTTGTGAAGCCAGGCACTGCCGCGGCCTTCCTATCAGCAGGCGACAACGATCTTGTTAGTGTGTTAAAAAGTCCCACAGTGTGGACTGGCAAAGATGGTGTAAAAGGACTTGGCGGCTTGTTAGGCAATAGTGGATTGCAAGACAAAGTGCAACAGGGATTGATGAAAACTGGACTTAATGATTTAAAATCAATTGGCATACCCACAGACAAATTGACTCCACAGGCACTCAGTGGCCTGGCCACCAATGCTGCCAAGAGTGTGACAGACACTGCCAACTGGGCCAAGAATGCGCCTGGGTTACCCGCAGACATCAAAGCCAAATTTGATACCACGGCTGTAAATGGTGCATTTGCTGTGAATTTAACACAGGCCAAAGTGGATGAGCCTGTGTTGCAAGAAACCAAACCAGTAGCTGCCGACAATACTGTTAACAGTGCAACAGTTGATGCTGCCAGTCAACGAGTTGTGGGCAACGATAAAGTTCCTAGTGTTTCTGGTGACGGAGCAGTTTCGATTGCCAAGGCACAAATAAACATTGCGGTTAGTTTTACTAGTGATTTATTTGCATCAATTTCGGCATTGGCTGGCAAAGCATCACCTCTTGTGTTACGTCCATCGATCACACAAGATGAGTGGAACGAACTAAATGGTGATTTACAGGTTATTAGGGCAACATATAACAATCGATGGGCGACTATCCAAAGCGCAATGGTCGATGCAATTAATTCAATACCCGAAGGTCCTGACAGAGCAACGTATGTCGGAAAAGGGCGACTTGTCAATGATAGTATAAAAAGATTTATTGAGTTAGTAGTAATAGTGAAGAAAGAGATTAGCAATCTTGCCAACAAAATTGCCACATAAATATAAACATGACTACCTTTGTTGGCTTTAACACACAAAATCAATACAAAAAATTCACACTTGTGGACTTTGAATTGGTCAAGCGCGACCTCTTGAATGCGTTCAACATTCGTCAAGGTCAACTGCCCGGGCGCCCTGCGTATGGCACAATACTGTGGAATTACCTGTTTGAAAATCAAGTTGATGCAGTGCAACAAGGCATCATCAATGAAGTGCAACGAGTGGCTGGCGGCGATCCCAGAATATTTATCAGCAATATCAACGTGTACCCCCAGGAAAATGGCATGCTGATTGAATTGGAAATACAGACTGTGGGCGGAGTAAATGCCGAAATACTAAACGTATTCTTCAATCAAGTCAGCCGCTCGGCCAGCTATGTATAACTACGCCGTTTTTTATCTACATAAATAACAGATAAAGAATACAAGGCCCAGACGCAATGGCAAAAACCACTAGACAAACAGCGATATTTGGTGTAGAAGACTGGAAACAGATCTATCAAACCTATCGCGAAGCAGACTTCCAAAGTTATGACTTTGAAACTCTACGCAAGAGTTTTACTGACTATCTGCGTTTGTACTATCCAGAAACGTTCAATGACTACATTGAGTCATCTGAATACATTGCTTTACTAGACGTTATTGCGTTTATGGGGCAGGCCTTGGCCTTCCGCACTGACCTAAACACTCGTGAAAATTATTTAGACACAGCAGAACGTAGAGATTCAGTCACTCGATTGGCCAATTTGGTCAGTTACACTGCCAAACGCAACACAGCCGCACAGGGCTTGCTCAAAGCATTCTCAGTGACCACAACAGAAAATGTTGTGGATTACAACGGAGTTAATCTGGCCAACGTCACAGTGAACTGGGCAGATCCCACAAACTTTGACTGGTTGGAACAGTGGAATGCCATTGTAAACTCATCCTTGGTCAGCAGTCAAAAGATTGGCCGACCTGCAAACCGCCAGACTATATTAGGTGTTGACACCAATGAATATGGTATCAATTTGGTACCTGGGTTCCTGCCAGTGGTGCCGTATACTGCCACAGTGGATGGTGTAAACATGCCGTTTGAAGCCACAACTTCATCCACAGCCGGAAGAGACTACATTTACGAACCAAGTCCAAAACCCAACAGCACATTTAATTTACTGTATCGAAATGATCAACTGGGATATCAGTCGGCCAACAACGGATACTTCTTCTTTTTCAAACAAGGCACATTGCAGAATCAAGACTTTAACTTGGCCGAACGCATTGCCAATCGCACAGTAAACATCAACATTGATGGTGTGAACAATGAAGACCGATGGTTGTTCCAGCTGGACAATGTGGGCAGTATCAGCCGAGAGTGGAACTTTACTGAAAACATTTATTCATCGGCTGCAGAACAAACTGCAACACTAAGACCAATTTTTTCCACTACCAGCAGAACCAATGACCAGATTACCATGGTGTTTGGTGATGGTGTGTTTTCAGAAATTCCAGTTGGTATCTTCCGTGCGTATGTTCGTGCAAGCAATGGATTGCAATACATTATTAATCCTGCAGAAATGCAAAACGTTGTGTTGCCAATCAGCTATGTTGATCGCAATGGCAACCTACAAACCATTACATTCACCTGCGGCATCACACAACCTGTAAGCAATGCACAAAGTCGTGAAAGCATTGATGCTATCAAGCAACGTGCTCCAGCAAGATACTACACACAAAATCGCATGGTCAACGGCGAAGACTACAACCTGTTTCCGTTTACTCTTTACAATTCAATTATCAAATCAAAAGCAGTCAACCGTGCTTCAATTGGTACCAGCCGATACTTAGACTTGGTAGATAACACAGGCAAATATTCATCAACCAACACATTCTCTAGTGATGGTGCTATATGGGAAAATAATATTTTGCCTGCTACACTATTTGCCTGGACTAACCGCAACGAAATTGCTGAACTTATTACCAATCAAGTACAGCCTGCAATTGCTGGTGCCACATTTACTCAATTTTATTACGCAAATTTTCCAAGGATAACTGTAAACACTGGCACCACTGCACTCAGTACCTGGCACCAAAGCACAACATTGGCCAACGAAACCACAGGGTATTTTCAAAATGCATTGGGTGCGCCAGTCATGGTTGGATCTTCCAGTAGCACTGCATTCAAATATGTGGTGCAAAAAAGTTTGATTAAATTTGTTCCTCCAGTTATTGACGGTCAGCCCTATTACTTTGATGCCAACAACAGATTAAAACCTGGCCTGCCAACTAGACCTGAAGACCACTTGGAAATTTGGGCCAGCCCACTTGCAGTGGTAGGTGATGGCAGCAATGGCGGTGTTGGCAATTTGACCAATGGACAAGGGCCAGTAGCACTTAATAATTTTGTGCCTACTGGGGCAATTGTAGACAGTATTATTCCGGTATTCCTTACTGACCTTAGCACTATCATTCGTGAAGAAATAACACAACAAATTTTGTTGTATAGAAATTTTGGTCTTGGGTATGACAGTGACGGAACTGTTACAGGCACTGCTGGTACATGGTATGTTATTACCAGTACCAACTTGGATGCTGATGCCACTTGGAGTCAAGCGTATGCAGGCAATACATCTGGACAAAATTTAGATGCTAGTTGGATGGTGCAGTTTGTGGCTGTGGATAACAAATACACAATTACATTCCGGGGACTTGCATATTACTTTGGTTCTGTTCTTCAAACAAGATTTTTCTTCTATGGCAATCAAAAGATTTACGACAGTCGGTCAGGAACCACAATCAAAGACTTTATTAACGTGCTGGCAGTGAATACCAAACCAGACAGCTCGTCCTCATTGCCCGGCGACATCTATACCACTATCATTGGCCAACCAGTAGAGAGTGATGGATACGTTGACGACTTCCAGGTACTGATCAGCTATAGAGATAGTGACTCAGATGGCGTGCCTGACAATCCAGATTTTTTCAATGAGATTGTTGCTCCAAGTGTTAACCCCAATCTCAAACTGGTATTCCTGCAACAAACTGTGGACTTTGACAATTTGCAACGATATTTGTTGGCAGAACCAGGAGTGGTCAATTCGGACTATCCTACCTATGATTCCATTGAACTGGTAAAATTTCAGTATTCCCCGGGACAGGTGTTTTATGGGTACAGTGATGAATTATTTTATACCCTCACAGTCAACACTGCTGGCGTAAGAGTGATAACTCAAGCCGCAGAAGGTGAGTGGATTGCTAGAACAGGACGACAGGCGTTGTATTTCCAGTACCGCCACAATTCGCCATTGACCAACAGAATTGATCCAGGCACCACCAACATCATCGACCTATATGTTGTGACACAGGCCTACTATACTGCTTATCAAAATTGGATTACAGATACCACTGGTACTGTGACAGAACCAGAGGTTCCGACCATTGATGAACTCAGCACAGAGTACCAAAATCTCAATGAATACAAGATGCTGAGCGATAATATTGTTTTAAATTCTGTAGTGTTTAAACCTTTGTTTGGCCCCAAAGCTGCCAAAACATTGCAAGCCACTATCAAAGTTATTCGTGCTCAAAATTCCACAGCCAGCAACAGTGAGATACAAAGTTCTGTGTTGGCAGCCATGAATGAGTATTTTAGCATTGACAAATGGAGTTTTGGAGACACATTTTATTTCTCAGAACTAGCAGCATACCTGCACAGATATCTTGGAACCATAATCAGTTCAGTGGTACTAGTGCCACTGGACACACAAAAATACTTTGGCGACATGTACGAAGTACGAGCAGAACCCAGTGAAATATTTGTCAACGGCGCCACTATCGACAATATTATTGTGATTGATGCATTAACCAGTACCAATTTGCGTACTGCACCAGGTAGCGGAGTAATTTAATGGCACGAGTACGCAGTGTAGATTTTCTTCCTGAGATTTTTCAGACTGATGCCAACAAACAATTTTTGGCTGCCACATTAGATCAGTTGATTCAAGAGCCAAAGTTTAAAAAGACTCAAGGCTACATTGGCCGCACAGTAGGCCCTGGTGTAAACCCCAATGACAAGTATGTGATTGAGCCCAACAGAACTCGCGCAGACTATCAACTTGAACCAGGTGTGATCAGTGTTGATCCTACAGATAACACTAAGATATTAGATGCTATTACCTATCCAGGCATAACTGATTCATTGGTATACCAAGGCAGTCCTTCAACACAACCCAGTCGACTGTACACAAGTGATTACTACACATTTGATCCGTTTATAGACTTTGATACATTTGTAAACTTCAGTCAATACTACTGGGTTCCAAATGGACCAGATGTGGTAACAGTGCAGTCACCAGGCGTTGCTCTGAGTCAAAACTTTGTGGTGAATAGAGCCAATGGAGTTTACACGTTTTCAGGAATAACAGGTAACAACCCTACAATAAATTTAGTTCGTGGTGGAAACTACACGTTCCAAGTAGCACAGAACAACAAAGAAACTGTTAACTACAAAGTCACACGCACCAATGTGACCAGCTACAACATTGACAACGAACCAAACGCCACAGTTGTGTTAACTCGCGGCAACACCTATACTTTTAATTTATTTTTGCAAGGTGACTTTCCATTCTGGATCAAAACTGCTGCTACCATTGGCACTGGCGATGCTTACAATTCAGGAGTCACACGCAATGGGTCAACAACTGGTGTAGTAACATTTACTGTGCCACAAGACGCACCCGACACACTATATTACTCTTGTCAAAGTCAAAGTCTCATGCGCGGTACCATCAGTGTCATTGACGCTGAACCTGGCGATGGTCCGGGATTTTGGATTCAAACAGATCCAGGAATAAGTGGTGAAAATCCCAGTACTCCAAATATAAGCTCTAGATCCGTATACGGTGTTACCGATAATGGTATTGATCTTGGAACAATCAATTTTAACGTGCCACAAAAAACAGCACAAGATTTTTTCTACAGTCTTACCAGTATTGGTACTGTGGATCTTGTGACTGATTTGAGTTTTGACGACGTCGACGGTGCTAGACTAGACCAGTTTATTGCCACATATGGTGGCATTGATGGAATTACTCAATTTAACACAAGAACACTAGTGTTTGCTAATGCCTTGGGCGATCCTGCTACTGATTACTATGATGTCTGGCGCATAGAGTATGTCACAGTTGGGGCCTTTACCTACCTTTCGTTGGTCAGCGTACAAACCATAAACAACTTGGAAAAATGGACCATACGATATGGCGCAGACTACTCCAGCACACAATGGTATAAAAATCAAGCTGGTTACATAGTCGAAATTCCAGTGCTCACTGCCAAACAGGACACATTGTATTACCAAGATGGTACTGATCCAGAAATTTTTGGCACCATACGATTGATTGAGCAAGAAAATGACAGCACAGTTTATATAGATGACATTTTGGGCAAGCCCAACTACACCAGCTCAACTGGTGTGGTGTTTACTAATGGATTAAAAGTTCAGTTCTTAGGCAATGTGTCGCCGGCCAGTTATGCCACTGGGTCTAATGCTTTTATTTGCACAAACACCGCAGCAGGTATCAATCTTATTACCACAGCATCCACAGCTGGAATGGCAGTAGGACAAGAAATTATTTTTGCTGGCACACCATTTGGCGGCATAAGCACAGGCGTAACCTATTATGTTCAGGCAATTTTTAGCACTAGTCAATTCAAAGTAAGTGTAACCAAAAATGGTGCAGCACTAACACTGACTTCTGCCAATGGCACCATGACTGCTATTGCCAGTCAAAATCCACAATACTATGTGAATGGAGTAGGCACTGCAATAGAACTATTACCTGTAGAAAATTACATCACGCCAGAAGAATATGCCACTGCTGATGCTGTTGATTATCTTACTATCAATCGTGACAGTCCAGACCTAAACGCCTGGAGTCGTAGTAATCGTTGGTTCCATATTGATGTTCTCAACGCCACAAGCACATACAATGACACACCTGTTGTGATAGACAATGATCGCAAAGCCAAACGGCCAATTATACAATTTCGTGGCGGCATTAAATTGTATAACATGGGAACAGCAGCCAAACAGCCAGTGGATACCATTGACTTTACTGAAACTGATGCGTTCAGCAACATAGAAGGCAGCACTGCATATTCAGTAAATGATTACACATTTGTCAATGGCAGCCGTGTAATTTTTGCAGCCGACGAAGATCCAGTTGTACGCAGTAAAATTTATGTAGTGAATTTTATTATACCAGATACCGTAGTACCATTAATTACACAACCAATTATAAATTTGGTAGAAGCAGTTGACGGAGAAATTTTACCCAACCAAAATACAGTATGTCTTGGTGGATCACAAGTTGGCGTTACTTTCTGGTATGATGGAGTAAACTGGCTAGAAGCACAACAAAAAACCGCAGTGCAACAAGCACCATTATTTGATGTGTATGATGCCAACGGAATAAGTTTGTCTAACAGAACTACATACCCTAGTTCAACATTCACAGGCACAAAATTGTTTAGCTATGCCACAGGATCAGGTTTGGCTGATCCTGTGTTGCAACTTGTACTCAAATATCTCACATTGACCAATGTGGGAGATATTGTGTTTGATAACAATTTGTATTCAGATACATTTGTGTACGTGGTGGATAATGCCAGTGTTACTTTGCCAATCAGTACAGGCTTTGTATATGAGTATGCATCAAGAACTGTGTATGAAAGATCAATTGGATGGCAAACGGCTGTTGTGCCAACTTTAATGAGTCAGCAGTTTAAATTTATCTATGACACTACCCCATTGAGACTTGATGTCGCAGTACAATCAGACACAGTAACACTGGTACCTAGTGTGAAGATTTTTGTAGGATCAATTTTTCAAGATCCAGGCACATACACAGTGTCTACCACAGCCAATACCACAACCATTACCTTTAATACTGCACATGTGTTAGGAGATGTTGTTGAAGTTGAAGCACTGAGCGATCAAGTTAGTCGGGCAGCATTTTATCAAGTTCCGTTAAATCTCAATAACAATCCATTAAATGCCAACAGCCCAAGTTTTACATTGGGTACGTTGCGTACTCATTATCAAAGTATCTGCCAAAATTTAACCACATTCTCTGGCGCAATCAATGGTGCCAACAACACCAGAGACCTTGGCAATATCATACCCTATGGCCAGATAATCTTACAACAAAGTTCGCCACTGACTCTTGCTGGATATTTTATGAGATCACAGCAATACAATATTTTTGGTGCTATAGAATACAACAGTAGAGAATATCAAAAGTACAAAAATCAAATGCTGGAGGCAGTGACCAGACAGACTATTCAGTATGAAACTGCATCACAAATTCTTGACACAGTTATTACTGATATTACTTTGGGCCGCACATCAAGTAATCCATTCTATTGGAGTGACATGCTACCGGCTACTGCTGTGTTTACAAATACAACATACACAGTAAGTTATACAACCAGCCAAGTATTTGATACTGTGCAAATTTATAACTACACATCAGCCAACTACCTTGGCATGAATGTGTATGTGAATGACGAAATTTTAACTAGAGACTTAGAATACACAGTGGCCACCGATGGTCCACGCATTAACATTCTGATTGATTTAGCCATCGGTGATAAAATTGTCATTCAAGAATACAGTGCTACCTATGGCACCTATGTGCCCAACACACCCAGCAAGATGGGATTGTATCCTGCATGGCGCCCAGCTATTATTCCAGTTAAGACCAGTTCAGGTGAGCAACTGGTTATATTAGGACATGATGGCAGCCAAACTCCTATTTTTGGTGACATTCGTGACGAAGTACTGTTGGAATTTGAAACTAGAATTTATAACAATCTCAAGTTAGACAACAACCCTGTGCCTCTTGAGCTAGTGGATGTAATACCGGGACAGTTTAGAGACACTGGATATAGTTTTGCTGAAATCAATTCCATACTTGAAACAAGTTTCTTGACGTATGTGGGATGGAACAAGTTGGATTATACTGCACAAAATTACAGTGTCAACAATCCGTTTACCTACAACTATAGCTCTGCAACCAACAAACTCAACGGAGATGCTCTACTAGGTGCATGGCGCGGCATCAATCGTTACTTCTACGATACTCAACAACCAGAACTGACTCCTTGGGAGATGTTGGGATTTTCGGTCATACCTGAGTGGTGGGAAATCACATACGGTCCTGCGCCATACACATCAGACAACATGAATTTGTGGGATGATTTAGAACTTGGTCTTGTGAGAGATCCAGTAGGCGCATACATATTGCCAGCCTATGCAAGATCTGGACTGACTTCTGTACTGCCAACTGATGCTGCTGGTGCATTGCTGCCACCAATAGATTCAGTAGTGGGCGGATACAATGCACAAGCATTCCAAAAGAGCTGGACCCCTGGCGATGGCGGCCCAGTAGAAGCTTCGTGGTGGAATTCTAGTGACTATCCATTTGCTGCCATGCGCCTGCTGGCACTCACTCGTCCGGCAAAATTCTTTGCGTTGTTTGCTGATAGAGACTTGTACAAATACAGTACAGAATTTGATCAGTACTTGTATAATGGTCGTTACAGACTAGATGCCAACGGCGTGCAGGTGTATGGTGACGGCACCAGCAAAGCCAGTTACATCAACTGGATTGTGGATTACAATCGCATCACAGGTACCAACAGCACTGTGGCATTAGAAACAGATTTGCAAAATCTTGACGTGCGACTGTGCTATAGAATGGCTTCATTCTCTGACAAACAGTATTTGAAAATTTATACTGAAAAGTCCAGCCCCAATTCAACCAACGCCTCTTTGCAAATTCCGCCAGAGAGTTATCAACTGCTGGTATACAAGAATCAGCCATTTGACAGATTGATCTACAGTTCGGTTGTGATTCAAGTTGTGGATGGCGGATGGGCTGTGTTTGGATATAGCACTGCTAGACCATATTTTAACACATTTACCAGCATTCCAGTTGGACAATTTGAAACATACAGTGTGGCCGGCAAGACTATTCAGGTGCCTGCAAACTACACACAAAATATCACACAGATCCCATACGGATTTGTGTTTGCTACCGAATCGGCTGTGGCCAACTTCTTATTGAGTTATGGAAAGTTTTTAGAATCACAAGGTTTTGAATTTAACAATCAAACCAACGGCTACTTGATGACCTGGTCACAGATGGTGTACGAGTTCATGTACTGGAGTCAACAGGGCTGGGGCACTGGCAGTTTGATCAACCTAAATCCATTGGCCGCCGGATTATCAGTATTCAAAGAGCAAGCAGTTGTGGATACCATTTCATCACAAACTGCGGAAAATGTTATCCTAGATCAAAATCGCAGAGATTTTCCCACACGTGATCTCAACATTGTGCGAGCTGATAACACCTTTACTGTTCAACCATTAACCAATCAAAGTTTAAGTTTTATCGACATGCGGTACACCAGCTTTGAAAGCATGATTGTGTTGGACAACGCCAGCCTGTTTGGAGATTTGATTTTTAATCCCATTACGGGATCTAGACAAAGTAGATTGTACATTAACGGAACTACCACTACAGAATGGGATGGTAGCGTTAATGCACCAGGTTTTATATTAAATCAAAATAATATTTTAACATGGACTGGCCTAAAAACTTATGCCAAAGGCGAGATAGTAAAGTACAAAGGTGCATACTGGAGTGCAGCCACAATTGTACAACCTAGCACCAAGTTCAATTATTCTGATTGGAATCAAAGTGACTACACATTCATTGAACAAGGACTGCTGGCCAACTTGGCAAACAAAGCCGACCAACTCAGCAACAGTTACAACATTAATTCTGCCAATTTGATTGCTGATAATGATTTATTGAGTTATGGACTGATCGGCTTTAGACCTAGACAATACATGGCTGCACTAAATCTTGATGATGTAAGTCAACTTAACATTTACAGAGAGTTTCTTGGAACCAAAGGAACTAAAAATAGCACTGATTTATTTGGCCAAGCCAAATTCAACAAAGAAGTTGCTGACTACAAAATTTACGAAAACTGGGCAATTCAACGCGGAGTATATGGTGCCAATGCCAATCGAAGTTTCTTTGATTTGCGATTGAATCGGGCGTTGTTATCTAGCAATCCTAGTTTGGTACAAGTGGTAGTGCCAGGCGAGTCAAGCACTGCTGATCAACAAATTTTACTTCAAGATGTGTGGAAAAATAGTTTTCCTTTGACCACTACTGAACTGTTGCCAACTACAACTACATTACCAACAGACATTTCTTTACCATCAGCAGGATATGTCAATATTGATGATGTTGATATCACTGTGTTTGATTTATCTAATCCAGAAAGCCTTAGCGCCAATATTAATTCTATCATAGATGGAACCAGTGTTTGGGTTGCTAAAGTAAACAATTATGATTGGAACATCTATCGTGCAGAATCTGTACCTGGTGCAATTCAACACGTTTGCGACAACCTCAATGGAACCAGTAGAGTTATATTCAGCGGACAACATGGATTAACCACTGGTGATAACTTAATCATAAGATTCTTTGATACCGAAGTTGATGGCGTTTATAAAATATTAAGTGTACCAAACCTGACCACAGTAAATGTTGCATTGGATCTCGAAGGCGATCGCACCGTGGTTGACGGAACAGGCATAGGCTTCACTTTAAAAACCATGCGGGTAGACCAAGCTAGTGACATATTAAATTTGCCGTACACTCAACAAATCTTGCCAGGTGCAAAAGTTTGGGTAGACGACAATGGCCCAGGTTTGTGGGAAGTGTTGGAAAAACAAAATCCATTTACAGATCGGTTGATACTGGCGCCAGTGTTACTTGATGCCACAGAACAATACGGAGCATCTGTAGCACAGGCCACAAACAGAGCAGCACTATTCGTCGGCAGTCCACGTTACGGATTTGGATCTGGTACTGCCAAAGGTGCTGTCTATCTGTATGTAAAAAATTATAGTGATCAATACATACCAATCAGTCCTATCAGTGATCAAGACACTGTTCTTACGTTGGATACCACAGGATTGCGTGGATACGGTAATGCTGTGGACGCTGGTTCTCAAACATTTGCAATTGCTGGAGCAAGTGCTAGCCTTGGCCCAGGCGCACAAGCTGACAATGGTTATGCTGTAGTTCTGTGGCGAGATCCAACTTCGGGCGCAGTTAATACTAGTCCTTGGGTACAATCACAGTTGTTGACATTACCAGGTACCACCACCACCACAACTCCGGGAGCTGGAGAATTTGGATATAGTGTAGCCATGAGCCTTGACGAGCGTTGGTTGTATGTTGGCGCTCCGGGACTAAACACAGTTTACGCATACGGCCAGGTACAATGGAACAATCAATTTTTACAATACAGAGCTGATGGCAGTAGCAACACAGCCGACATTAGCAACAGTATACAAATTAACAATGCCAATCAAATAACTGTAACAAGAAACGGTGCGTTGTTAACTCTCACAACAGATTACACGGTCAATGCTAGTTTTACCACGGTGACGTTTACCACAATACCTACTGCTGGTAGTGTTATTAATATTACCAGAAACTTTTTTAAATCGTTTGTTGCCAGCGGTGCAACATATTCATTGTCACCATACTTGTTTACAGTAGACAACATCTACTCGTTCTCCGTCACTGTTAACAATGTGCTACAACGTCCTAGCATTGACTACACATACTCTGCTGGCACACTAACATTCTATAATGTACCCAGTGGCGGTGCGGACATTGGTGTGACATCACAATACTATTATGAACTCACTGGAACAATTACCCCGTCAGTGGCAGTTATAGCTGGTGCAAGATTTGGTACCAGCGTTCAGTGCAGCACAGATGGACGTCAAGTCATAATTGGATGTTCTAATGCCACAGTCAACACATTGGTTGAAGCTGGTTCAGTATACGTGGTTGACAGAAACGTACAAAAATTTATTCGCCAAGATGACAGTTCTAACACTTACACTGTGTTAGGAACAGTGGCAGCTCCGGTTAGTGTGTTAGTCAACAATGTGTTCTTAACCAATCAAACAGACAGTATTGTTGGTGCTGACAACACATTCTCAGTGTCAGGTAATAACATTACCATCAACAAAGATTTGTTTGTGGGCGATGTAATTGAAATTGAAATCAATCAGTTTGTTCAACAACAATTGATCACAGAAAACACCATAGCAGAATACACTAACTATGGGCAAAGTTTAGACTTGTGTCCATACAACTGTAGTTTGTATGTGGGTGCGCCGCAAGATTCCAGCATAGTGTGGAAAGGTGGAGTGGTTGAACGCAGTGTAAACCAGGCCAGAAGTTATGGTACAATTTCTTCTACCATTGCCAATCCTAGCCTAACTGCTGGACAAACTTTGCGAGTAAACAATGTTGACATTGCAGTTCCAGCTAGTCCAAACAACACGATTGCTGGTTTGGCCGCTGCAATCAATGGTGGCGAAGCCGGCACAAATACAGGTGCTCCTAATGCCACAGCAGTAGTTTCCGCAACCGGCTACTTGACTATCTATGTGACCAACACAGATGCTGCTCTCGAAGGCAACAAATTGCAAGTGGCACCAGGTTCCGTTGGCACAGTGTTTTCTGCGCTTGGCTTTAATACATTTGTATACACACAAACTATTGCCAGCCCGCGTCCAACAGAGTTTGGGCAATTTGGTTATTCCGTGGCGGTAGATGATACTGCTTTGAATCTTGTGGTTGGATCACCTAAAGGTACATTGTATTCACCAATGGTGTTTGATTACAACACCACAACAGCAAAACCCAGCACCACGTTTGATGGCAACTCTACTTCTTTCTTTAGTACTGTAGTAATGGTACTGGTGAACGGTTCTTATGTTACACGATCATTGGTACATTCAGGTGCAGTATATACATATGATTATTTGCACAGCAACAGTCTCAGTGTGGCAAAC